AAAGATGAAACCCTTAGAAACCAGCCCGAATGCCTAGGCGCCCGTCACGGCCCAGGCCGGATCGAAGTGGAGTTTGTATGTATTCTCCGATCCGATCCCGTTGGGAACTACGAGTCCGACAATCACATTGTAGGTCGCGTCCTTCGTGATCGAATACTGCCCGGAGAGATTGCTCGTGAGGTAGACGGGCTTTCCCACGTACCCGCTCATTCGTATGGAAAGAGCAGTCATGCAGAGGATTCCCTTTCTCAGCATGATGCACTGGGAATCGGCGGCCGTGTAGGACGCGCAGGCAAGCCCTGCAGTCGGTTGTCGAGCGCTCTGAGCCCCATGCGCGGTCCCCCAGGTGCCGGATCCGGCCAGATACATGGCATCTCCGAACGAGCATGCGGAAATCACGATCTGCGAATAGTCGAGCCATCCGCGGTAGCTCTTATCGTCCACGAGTTGCGCAGGAGCCGGGAATTTCCAGAAGTCGCCTACATTCGCGAATTCAGCGGGCATCACAGATACCAGAAAATCCCTTAGATCCTGCGCGCTGATCTGCCCCGTCACGTTGTCCGCAAAGAGGGCCAAGATTGCGGTTCTCGTTCTTGCCGTGTCAGCCATGATCCTTCTCCTTTCGTCAGTTGGTGTTGAATGCCATACTGAAATTGTCTCTGTTCAGATTGCCCCACGGGTACGTGCATCCGATGGGTTTCAAAAAAGCTGTCGAGAACACGTGCCTATCGAAATCCCCGCTCCAGTATCGATCGAAGGAGTCATCGAATTCGTGCCTGAACGCTCCCGGCTTGTTCCAGATCGGCCATTCGATCACGTAATCGGAGAACTTCGCAAAGAGAGCATCCCAGTACATCTCCCCTGAATAATCCCGGAATTGAAGCGCAGATCGGAAGCCCTTGATCAATCGATGGATGTACTTCGCAAAGGAATCATCGAATGCGGTCGCAAAGGATCGGAGCACAAGACCCACGCTCGGATAGGTTTCCTCTTTCCAGTCGAATGGACCTGCGCCCCAGTCGATCACGGCTTCGGTTTCATCCGCGCTCTTGTGCTGGATGAGGAGCTTCTGCTTGTTTGTTTGAGCAACAGCTTGCATCTTCATTTCGATATTGTCCAGCCAGAGCGTCCCGGTCCAATCTTTGGTATAGCAGTGCGCTCGGATGGCAACTAATTTCTTTGGAGGCCAAGCTCCCGAATATCCATACTTCGTCCAAGCGGTATCTCCAGCCGCGATTATGAAAGGACTTGTCGTGGACCAGATATCACCATCCTCGAAATACAGAATCACATCTACAACGCCCGCTGGACTTGATCCATATACAATCTTTTCTCCTCTCATCCAGCAGGACAGAGTGAATGAGACGGGATAAGGCGAAGCAAACTGCACAAGGCGAGTGGATTCCAGAACGACTTCATCTGTCACTGATCCTGTGGGAACTGATCCTGTGGGATGGGAAGCAGCAGGCGTTCTTGTATTCCCTGCCCCAAGACTTTCCGTCCAAACGTGCTCGTCCCCAGGAGTTTCGAAGCCTTCTGCCCAATCTGGCACCCCGACCCAGCCTGAATCATCCCAACGCAACAGATCATAATAAATATCAAACGCTCTATGATATGGATTATTCGCAACGGAGGCGCCCATCACAAAATATCTACTGTCATCAGGAACAAGGAGGACTCCAGAATCTACAGTGATCCCGTCAATTCGAAACTCCCAAACCATGCCGGTTGCATCGTACTTCACCTCGGAGCAATACCATCTTCCAGGAACGACAACCTTGGATGCAGACTCACCGGCAAATCCTCCCACAAAATAAACAGACAACGTACCTGCGACTTGTTTCAGACGGACTGTCCAAAGACAAGCTTGAGGCAAAGCCCCACCTCCACCCGTGTTCAAGGCGTACCACAAAGCCTGCCATTCTCCGTCACCCAAATTCTCCGAAGCGATATAGAAATATGCTCTGGCGTATACTATTGGAGTGCTGGTGACTGAGTTCGTAAAGGCCTCGGCGATCAGCGACCCATCAGTACAGTTGATCCTACAGCAACAACTTCCTGCTTCCGCGAGAGGGACAGGGCTTCGACAGATTCGAACACATCGTGATCCTGACTCTGGGGAAAGAGTTGTCCAAGCCGAGAGAGTTGTGTCATCCCAACTCCCAGTTAAATTCCAGTTGTCCGGGCCGACTGCCGGATCTCCCAGTTCAAAATCCGGGTTGGGAACGACGTTGAATTGATCGGCCAGAAGTCCTGTCGTTTTCCCGAATCCACCGAACTCCACACCCGCAGGATATGGAGGATAGAGGGGGATGAAAGCTGAACTGCTGGGCTCAGAGAGCGTGTTCCTCACAGATCCATCACCACCAAGATTGAAGCTGTAATGCCTCCTGTAGCATTCCAGCCACTCCATTGTGTCTCGTGCAGTCTTCACCAAGGGAAAGACGCCGACTGCATAGGGATGCTTCTGATCAGTCAAGGTCCAGAAACGAAACCCGGTAGGAACAGGAAGAGTATTGGGAAGTTCTCCGCCCGGATTGCGGATCTGATTGATTCCATCCGCGAAAGGGGCACCTTCCACTCGGAACATCACAGTCATATGTGCCGGTTTCCACTTCCTCACCTGGCACGCTGCCACGTCCACGAAAGGCACCCGGGCGAGCGAGTCTCCCGCGCGCGCACAGTCGGCTGCGAATAGGACGAATTCGAATGGGCCAGTATTGTAGAAAAGCACCTGGAACTGACCAGAGACCGAAGAGACCTTGCTGAAGGATGTTGCGAAAGCCGGGGAAAAGGCGCCTTCGGTAGTATCCGGGCTGAATTCCTCAACGGCCACATCCACGAGAGAATCGAGGGCCGCTTTGGCAAGATCCTCGAAGTACCGTTTATCCGCCCTCCCGATCGCGGTGAACCGGCTGGAAGCGTCGATCCTTCGTGCGACGAGATCCGTTGGCGGTTCGGGATCGCATTCGCTCGGCAGCCCGAGATCCGTCTCCCACTCGTCAATGAGTTCGTCCGCTGTAGACGGGGAGCGCTCCTCGGTCAGGTCCTCCATGCCGGCATCGACCCGGGCGAGTTCCTCGGAGAGTGCAGAAAGCACCTTTTCCAGAACGGAATCCGGATCCCGATTCCAGACTCTCCCCAGGGGGAGAAGGGAAGCAAGCATTTTCCGGTATGCTTCAGCGGTCCAGCCCATCAGTAGGGTCTCCAAAGGATGGTTCCGAGCTTGTGAAACTGCGTGTAACTCGCCGTCACGTCCGCAGCAGGAGTGTTCACCCGATTCCGTTCCTCTCCAGCGGCCGCAGAGACGGCTTCGGAGATGTGGCTCACATAGACCGTCTGTCCAGGTCCTCCCTCCCGTTTGATGAGATCTTCGAGTTCGGCCTGCACGGCGGCCTTCACCTCATCCGTGAAGGGATACACCGAGATGTCCGGATTGAGGAAGAGATCCGAGACGTCCAGAACTTCGAACCCCGGTTGTGCTCCAACCGGAACACCCACGGTTTTTCCTGAATATGGGTCGGTGTGTTCCAGGAGGTACTCGTACATCTCCTGTCTTCTCGTATCGCTCGGGACCGGATCGATATCCCCATCGCGCACGAATCCGAGCCCGACCGTACCCGCGCCCGCGTACTCGGGAATGCACCATGCTCTCGTCACTCCGGGAACCTCCAGGGCCCAGGCCGCGTAATCGAACTGGCTCCCCCCGTGCGGAGGGTATCGCTTGCGGTAGAGGAGTCGTGCTCGGAAGTCATCATCGCTTTCGGTATCGGACCCGCCATCGATGCCCCCGGGAAGGACCGTTGCTTCGCTATCCACTGCGGAGATAGGAGATACGAATTCCAGGGCGACACTCTCCTCCTCGTTCGCATCCTCCCCGGCTTCGATGGCCGTCACCGCGAGATCCACGAACCCATAGGGACCGATCGTCCCGGCTGCATTGATCGCGTATTGGACTTCATCCTGATTCTGGAGGACCGTTGCAATCGGGATGACCGTTCCGATCGTCCCGGTAGCCCGGATCGAACCGACCGCCTTCGCCGCCTGCCTTCTGGAAAGTCCGTACTCGCCTGCCAGGAATTCCAAGTTGTCTCCGTCCGCGGTCGTTGCGAAGAGTTGGTCCGCCTTGTATTCGAGATACCCGTAGAGGAGATGCACGGCCCCGGCCATGACCTGCCCGAAGATCCTCACAACACTTCGCCTCAAGAAAGTCGAGGTGTTTCCCATCTTCGACTTGAAGTCGGCGAGAATCCGATCGGTCAGATCCTGGAGAGAGGGTCTTTCGAAAGCCATTGCTTTATCACTCCTCGCTCATTGTGGCGTCCCATTGTAGGGAGAAAGAGTAGGAGTCCTTCCGACCGTCCGTCTTATAGAGCGAGACCAGAAGCGCGAGCCTTCCGTCCGATCCCGGACCCGTCTGCCATTCCGCGCTTACGTCCACCCGAGCAACTACGCCATCCGTCACCATCCACTGAAGAGCCTCCCGGGCATAGGAAACCGCCTGCACGAGCACCTCGTCCACGGTTTTTGATCTCTCCAGAAGCCAGAGCCTGGATCCGATCTGATCCCCCGAGGAGACGAACTCAGAGGTCTTGTCCCCCCACCAGCCCCTGCGGTCCTTCGGGTTCCCATAGGGGTCCGGAAGGAAATCGTCCGGTCTCGCTCTCCGATCCGTGAAGAGGCTTATGAGCACAGCTCCGGCAAGCCCCTGATCGGTCACGAGATCGCGGTTTTCATAGAAGAGATCCCCTTCCATGAGTCCCACGTCCCATCTGATTTTCAGATCCGTAGCCGGCGCCGCCATTTCTCTTCCTCTACATCAACACAGTCGGTGGTCCGACTGGACCGCAATTCTGGCAGTTGTGCGTATGACTGTTATACAAGATCCGATCCGCAGCCATTGAACGGATCATATCCGACACATCAGCATCACAAGTAATGGCCCCAACTGAATGTGTAGTTCCTTGGACGAGCACATTTATCGTCACGGTCAGATTCCCCTTGACGAGATAGTCTCCGGTATGCGTAGTGAGGGGAGTTGTGATCTCGCGTCCCACGCGGGCGCTGATCGTCTGATTGTCGCAATCCTCCTGGATCACCACTTTTCCATCGATCCTTCGGAGCCATACCCGATGTCCGGCTCCCGGTCTTCCCCACTTCGTGTAGATTTGAGCATCTCCCTCTTCGAGATCCGTGGGGCGGTATCTCCGATCATGCACGCAGAGGACGATCCCGTGTTCCCGGTTCCCTGCGAGAAAGACGGCTGCCGCTTCCGCACCAGGCTCCGGGTAGCTTTCAAACCCGTATTCCTCGAATCGCTCGACCCCGGTCGATACTTCGCCGGCCATGAGGTCGAGCTGCAGTCGCTGAGTCTTCCCGAAATTTGCAACCGCCGCGAGGATCGCTCTCCCGACGATGAGACTTATTCTCTGCCGGAGGGGTCTCAGGATTCTCTCAAGTACTTTCAAGTTCTCCATCAGTCCAGCTCCATATCGATCGTCGAATCCCCGCTGGTCTTGATCTTTTCGAGCGGGTGCATGGAACTTAAAATCTCATATTTCCCCGGAGAACAGACCGCGAGCTCCGTCGTCGTGCCTTGGCTCTCGTCCATCAGGAACTGCTGCGCAAAGATAAGGAGTGTATCATCCACCCCCAGGATGGAATCCTTGACGCGGACGAGTGCATTGAGCGGCCACGGGGAGCCGTCGCTCTGCAGCCATCCCTGGACGAGATACTTGTAGTACCTGCAATTTCCCGCGCGCACGCGAGCTTCCCATTCCGCCCGCTCACGGCAAGCGCCCTTATCCAACTTGCTATCACCAATGATGACGAGCGGTCGATGCCTGGTCACGAGTCTGTCCGGAGGACTTTCTCCGAATGGTTGGGTAGTCGAATAGAGTTCATATTCGTCCTTGGATTCCGCCTGTCCCTTGACCACATATTTCCCGAACCGGTCGGTGTTGCTCTGATAGAGGACCCCTCTCTTCACGTTTCTCCCGAGTTCCAGGGAATCGATCGCACTTTCGGACCCTGCACGCGTGAGTCTCAAATAGCCGTCGCCATAGGAAACGGGCAGGATTGCCAGACTTTTGCAGATCCTGAGAATGCTTTCCGAGACGGAATCCCCCTCATTCGGTTTGAACTTGTCGAGAGTCTTTTGCGCCTGTTGGACTGCACTCTCATCGACTAAAACTGTGATCTTGAATGGAGCGCAAAGAGCCTGGATTATCTTCTCGACCCTGACGTTCAGCCACTCATTCACGGTCTTTTTGAAATTGTCCTCGGCATGCGAGCAATCGACGAGATCCCCGGTAGCGTCCCGTCCTGCGATCTCGACCGTGTGACTGTCGTGCGTGTATTCGATCGGGAATTCCTCGATCCATCCGGCGAGCAGTTGATGTCCTCCGGCTTCGACCGTGCAAGAATCCCCGAGCTTGATCTCCCACTTGTCCGGACGTCCGGGAAAGGGCTCCGTGAGCTGCACGTTGAAGGCTCCGGCAAGCTGATCGAGTCCTCGGGTCACCTGGGCCTTGGTCCAGCCGGTAAAGGATTTGCCACCAACCTTGAGCACAATCATCGGGTCAGAAACTCCAATGCTTTCCCACCCGGAAGAATGCCTGGATGCTCGACTGCTGGCACGTTCCGGTCAAACATTTCGACCTCCCGGTCCAAGTCTTCGTAGCGCTCGTAGGCGAGTCTGAGGAGAGGCACCGAATCCAGGGGGACCGTGTAGTGCTCGACCGGCGCGAGGGTTGCGCCCATCGAGATCATGGCGTTCACGATCTTTGGACGGAGCCCTTCGAGGGCTGAATACATTTCGTCGCTCCCGACCGTATCGCCGATGAACCCCAGGTGCTCGTCGATGGCCTGAACGACGTCGCTCATGACTGATATCGCCTCATCCGCACTCCCGAATTCCGCTTTGACAGCTACCCGGACTGCCGACGTAATCGCCGCCGTCCGGAAGATCTCGATGACCGCGTTCCGGTTCGTTTCTTGCTTTGTCCGGGTTGCGATGACCGTCCCGGCGGAATCCGTCGCCACGATGGGCTCCAAATATCCTCCGTGAGGGCTCAGGTTCGCCTCTGTAGAGAGTTCTCCGAACCGGACGAGGGATAGGGCAGCCTTCACTGTCGAGACCCCTGTAGAGCCCCTGCGCACGGCTCCGCTTTTCGCGCTGTCCCCGGTCCACCCGTACCCGTAGGCCAGGTTTTCCAGGCCGCCGATTAGATCATCGAAGACCCCGAACGTGCCTGTCACGTTGTCGTAGATGTCGTTGGCGGCGCCCATGAGCCCGCTCAGTTCGCCGAGGGCGCTATCGATCACTCCGAAGGCCTCTCCCCGGATGGTGGAAGTGAGTCCCTTGACCGAGTTCAAGGTGGACTTCATCATGCTGTAGCCGGCCTTCACATCCGAGACGATCTCGGAATTCAAGAAATCGGAAACCCCCGTGGTATCGAGCACCTTCTCAAAAAAGCTCTTTTCCTTTGTCTGAAGGTCCTTCACCGCGCTATTCACCGCATTGATATGGTCCACGGTGTTGCACGGCATCTCGTTGTACCCTGCCGCCACGAAATTCATCGTGAACCTGGCGATCCCTCCTTCCGCAAAGCTCTCCGTGATTTCCGCCTGCCCGACCAGGCTCACCTGAAACTCGCCGAGGAAGGGGTGGATGAGTGTTCCAGGACCTGCTTCCCGGAGGGCTCGGAGCAGCGCATCCCTTTCTCCGAAGTAGTCGTGGGCATTGGCGAAGGCTTGCACGACGTAGCCGACCACCGTGAATTTGTCCGCATCGAGTCCCAGGTCCTCGACATAGGGGACGTCCTGGAACGGGTATTGATGGAGGACGTTTCTCCGGCCCACGTTGGTCGTCGTATCGACCACCTTAAACGGAACCCCCCGGAAGGAGGCAGTCCGCAAATGATCGCGCCAGGAGGGGGCTTTTCCAACCATCAGAAGACTCCTCCGGAACCGCCCACGTAGGCCTGATTATGCACGTTCACCTTCGTCCCGCCGCTTGATCGTATCCCCTGGAGTACGGCACTCGCCCCTTTCTCGCTCGATACCTTGATGTTCACATCGGTTCTGGATTTGCTGACCCCTGGGTCCCAGCCTTCGGAAATCGGGATACTCCACTTGACTCCGGCTCCTCTGGGTCCATACATCTTCGGGGCGTAAATATCGGAGCGAAGTTTCTCGATTTGCGCGATCGAGTCCTCCAGGCCTCTGACATCTATCCCAAACAGGAACTTCAACATCTTCTTTGGGATGAACATGTCGAAGTATTTGAGAACATTCACGATGTTGTCGTAGAAAATCGCCTTGATCCGTTTCCACATATTTTCGAAGAATCCCACGATCGGTTTCCAATATTTCACGATCAAAAAGGCAGCGACGGGCAGAAGCGCGATTACGGCAAGCAAGCCCCAGATCGGAGCTGAGATAGCGGAAAGGGCACCCACGGCAATCGTGAGAAATCCGATCGCTCCGACGAGTCCCCCAATCCCAACGATAAGCGGACCGAGGACGGCCACGAAGGTTCCTGCGGTCACAATTGCCTTCTTCGTTTGCGGGTCGAGTTTTTCCAGCCATGCAGCCCAGCCCTTGAGCTTCTCCACCAGTTCCCGCAACTTCGGCAGATACAAGTCACCGAAGGTAGCAGACATGGCTTTCACAGTGTTCCAGAGGATCTTGAGTTGACTTTCGACGCTCCAGTATCGCTTGGCCGCCGCGGCGGCGGATGCTGTATTTTCATCCCATCCCTTCGTCGCGACTCCTATGGTCTCCCTGAAAAGTCCGGCAGCACCGGAAGCCCTGAGCAGAGCATCCGTAACCCGCATCCCCTCCATGCCCATAGCATCAAGAATCCCTGGAACGTTTTTGCCTTCTGTCTTCAAACGCCCGAGCCCTTCCACAAATTTGAGTACGGCCTCCATGGAATCCTTCTTGAAAAGAACCTTGAATTCCGGGAGCGATACTTGAGCAACACGGGCCATGTACCCGGCTCTCTTCTTGGCCTTTGCATCCCCACTCGCAAGGTCCTT